TACCTACGTCCTACCTTCAGTAACTGATCTCGGTTCAAACGGTAAGACCTTCGTCTTCAGAGTAGAAGACAACACCAACTCAGTCATCATTGATGGTGATGGCGCTGAGTTAGTAGGTGGTTCTGCAACCCAGACTCTAGTTGAGCAGGGAGAAGTTCTCTGCATTCATTGTGATGGAACAGAGTGGAACATCCTTTATCACAATGTCGAGAGAGGACTCCTACCTAGTTATACAACTACTGAGCGTGACGCCTTGAGCGCATCGGCAGGGCTGACAATCTTCAACTCGACCACAAGCAAATTGAACTTCTACAACGGATCAGCTTGGGAAGCAGTGACTAGCGCTTGATGACTGAGTATGTCGATTATGCCAATATGCTTATTGCCCTTCTCGGGGTCATTGGCGTATTTTTCCTCCCTAGAATCAGGGAGCTTTTCAGAGACGTTGGTTCACTGAAGGAGGGACAAGTGGAGCTCAAGGGGGAGATCGAGAAGGTTGACTTGAAGGTTGAGCATATCGAGGGGGGCTATAAACAAGGTATCGCTCACCTCGACCAGAGGGTTGAGAAGTTTGATCACAGGTTGGACGAGATGCAGACAGACATCAAGGAGCTTCTCAAGTTAGCCTATGGACGGAGAAGGGGTGGCGAACCCCAAAACTAGATGCTTGGTGCGTTACTCGGTGTTATTGGGCCTCCTGCTGTTGGCAAGTCCCTCAACTCTATTCTCGGGCTCATCGACAGAGCAGGAGAGTCTCAGGAACGTAGGGACGCCCAAAACCATGAGAGGGAGATGGCCCAGACAAAGGAGGGTCGGGCCTACCTCAACGATCTCCACAAGCGTGATGAGAACGGAGAAGAATCCCTGCTCTCAGTCACAATGTGTCGGCTATATCTCATGTTCGGAGGAACGATGTGTGCCTTCATCCTCTTCTGCCTTCTCCTGCAATACGTTGCGCTTGAAGAGGGTTTGGGGCAGGATTACGCAGTTCCCATCAAAGATCCTGACGAGAAAGGAAAGACCATCTCCTTCTTTGGAATCGGATTCAACTGGGGGACAGGAAAAATCCAGAACATATCGCCATTGGGTATGGGGTATCTTGCTTATGCCTCTATCAGTTTCATTATTACCCTTACGCTCACCAACAGACGAAGGTTTCGGTAGGTGGAAGTCCCTGATGGGGTCATTGAAGGCGCTGTTGGTTTCACTGTGGCGTTTGTGTTCAAAGTGGTGTTTGGGCTCATTGAGAAGAACAAACAAATCAGTGACGAAGAAAACCACCGAATCAGAGAAGAGATCAAAGGACTAAGGCAAGACATTCGGGAAGACAACGAACGTCACCGACAACACGAAAACGCCCTCTTCGAGAAATCGGCTGACAGTCGTGAGAAGGTTGCCGAGATGTATGCTTGGATTCAGAGCTTTAAGGAATCGCCTTGATTAAGGTAAACCCAAGGCAGACGGCTGAGGCTTTTCTGAAGAAAGCAAAGGCAGTCAATCGCAAAGTAAACAGAGCCCTCAAGGTTGGTGCTATGGAATTGGCCCTTGAGATGAAGAAGTCTATTCACGCTCACAAGTCGATGGGCAGGGAATATCGCAGGAGAAGCGTGACTCACACCGCATCCATGGCAGGCTACCCTCCAAACAGTGATACAGGATACCTCGCCAACTCAATCACCCCTACGGAATCGGTGAGAAACAGTTCAACCTATGTTATTGTTGGGGCGAAGTATGCTCGGGCACTTGAGTTCGGAGCCAGAAGGCGTAAACTCAAACCAAGACCATTCGTGAGACCTGCAAGGCAGAAGACAGGCTTCAAGATATACAACCGAATCAAAAAGGCTATGAACGATGCTCTCTGAATTCAACGAAGCTATTCACTCCAGACTTACAACAGACGCAGGACTTATCGCAGTTGTCCCCGCAAGGAGAATTGCAAATCATATTCGTGATGATGCTCCTTTTCCTCATATTGATTGGCGACTGGATGGAGTAGTCAGGAGTGGCATCAAGAGTGAGGAGTCGTATGAGGGGACCATCATTCTGGAGGTTTTCAGTGATTACGATGGTGACCAAGAGTGCTATGACATCCATGACCTAATCTTCTCGGCTCTTGATCGTTTGCCTGTGAACGTTTCTGGCTTCAACAACTATGAACTGTCTTTCAACAGTATCAGTGTTGAGACAGAGGGTGACAACAGAACTCGGCAAGCTACAATCACCTACTCATTCATGCTCGGAGAACTATAGTGGCAAAGTACGCAGGAAATGACCTTGTTCTGAAGGTTGAAGACACACCCAGTGCAGGAACATTCACCTTGGTAGGTGGAGCGTCATCTCACACATACAGCCTGACCAACTCCAACATCGACACAACCGACAAGGACTCATCTCGTTGGGGTGAAACTCAGCCATTCGGCAGACGTCAGATCACGTTCAACTTCAATGGCTTCGTATCCGACAACGCTCAATTCGCTCAGTTGGTTGCCGTTACCAAAACCGACTCCGATAACCTGCGTTACCAAATCGACTATGGAAACAGTGAAACAGTTGAAGCAGACTTTCACATTGATAGCCTTGAAATCACAGGCGAATCAGAAGGGGCTCAACAGTTCACCATCTCCATGACCTCTTCGGGAACCCCGACATTCTCTTGAGGTAATCCACGACTCAGGCTAGGTTCGCCCATCACCTAGCCTGAGTCATCTTTTTAATGGGCAAAGTATGAGGCACATTTTATGAAACTGACCCACGACTTCGAGTTAAACGGAAAGAAGGTTACTGGTCGTTGTACCTTTCGAGCGATCAACGCTTTTGAGGAATCTTCTGGTATGAGTATCGCTGACGCTTGGCAGAAACTCATGGAGCAGAAACTATCTTTCACCATCATGGCTCGGGCAGTCTGGGCATTCGTTAATGGCGAGAGAATATCCCAAGGGCAGAAGCCAGAGTCCTTTGATGTGATTGGCGCAGAGATGCACCAACACGGATTCCAAAACTACGTCAGTGTTGCAGGTGAGTTCTTCGCTTTGACATTCCCAGAGACCAAGAATGGCGTGACATCAGAGGCTGAACCCGAAAAAAAAAGCAACGACTAGACTGCACATGGTTTCCGATGTACCTAATCCATCGGTTCAATATGTCACCCAATGACGCTTGGAACTTTTCAATGCGAGAGTTCGACAAATTGGTGAACATAGAAAAGGAACAGGCCGTCACTCCGATATATGACAAGGCAGAGCAGGAGCGTATAATCTCCAATAACAAGTTGAAGAAGTTAGAACGTGGCTGAAGTTGATCCCATAGTCGTAAAGATCCAAGCTGATCTGAACGAATTCAAGAAAGCCATGATGGCCTCCAACAAAGAGGTCAAACGATTCGCAGACACAACTGTTTCGTCATCCAGAAGGGCTGAACAGGCACTGGCATCACTTGGCAAGAAAGCCATGGGTCTTGGTGCAGGGTTCCTGACTCTGAGGGGTGCTGTCAGGACTTTTAACGATACCCTAAACAGGGGCAGGGAGATTCAGCGTTTCAGTGGACAGTTAGACCTCAGCGCAGAAAGGTTCGGAGCCTATGCCTTGGTTGCTAGGCAAGCAGGCTTTCAGACTGAAGACATGTTTGACGCTATGAAAGACCTGAGCATCAAGATCACCGATGCTTCTCAGGGTGCCAAATCATACGAAGAAGTTCTAAATAAAATAGGCCTACGTTCTAAAGACCTAATGAAGCTCAACGTTGAGGAGAGGTTCGTGGCTTTCGCCAAGGCAACCAACCAAGCAGGGGATGCCATGCGACAGTTCGCCTTGGACGAGCTTGGTTCTGATCCACTGCTAAGGTTCAACAAACTGATCAAGGAATCTGGTGGCAACATTAAGGACATGGCTGACGGATTGCTGAAGTCAGGCGATGCCATGGACGAGTTGGACTACAAGCAACTTGAAGAGGTTGCCAAGGCTCAAAGGAAACTTAATACAGCCTATGAAACATTCACGAACGAACTGGTTCTGAAAACGGCAGGGCCTGTTGCCAAAGCCTTTGAGCTGATGACTAATGCCATGAAGTCGCATGAGAAGCAAGGTTCCAAGGACTACGCCACACTCAAGGGGCTCAACATCATGCTTGACTTGTTCCGAAAGAATCTTCAAGGGGCAGGCAAAGACGCCATGACCCTCAAAGGCTTGGACATTGTTCTCGGAAGGACTCCAGAGCCAGAGGTTGAGGAGAAGAAAGAAGAAAAGAAAGATGATCGTCATCATATGACAGACGAAGAGAACGAGGCTTTGCGTGTTACGCTGACGACAAAAAGGGATCTTCTCAAGGAATACTTTGAGGAGCAAAAGAAGCTCAGGGAAGAAGCAGGGGAAGTTGAAAGGCTTGGTAGGGAAGAGGAACACGCTATGATCTATGGTGCTGAAGAAGCCCACATGAAGAGAATGGCGCAACTATGGGAGCAAGGACTCAAAGGTCGTATGCAGGTTGCCAAGAGTTTCTTTGGTGATATGTCTTCATTGATGCAAACCGAAAACAGGAAGATGTTCGAGATTGGAAAAGCCTCAGCAATAGCCAACACAATCATCTCAACTATCGAAGGGGCTCAGAAGGCGTTCAATTCATACGCAAACCTTGGGCCTTGGGGTGTGGCGATGGGTACTGCTGTGGCAGGGGCTACCATCGCAACAGGTATGGCTCGGGTTCAACAGATACAGT